GGACAAGGTAGATGATTTCAAATACTGCATGGTTAGTAGAAAACTATTGTAATGTTTGTGAAGATGGTAAAGTATATAATGATATGGTAACGTCTATAGGACATTACTGTGGTGAGTGTGATGGTACTGGTACAATAGAAAAAACAGTTCTATTTTATGAAACAGAATGTGAGGTGAAAGAAGATTATCCTGAAGCAATTAAAGTTATAAAGATCCATTCGGCTCGTCCCCTCTTTTGAGGGACGATCCTCATTCATAACTTAAAGGTAAAGACAATGCAAATGTTTGATCACAGTCAAATTGAATTTAACGTAGATACTTTTAATATTCCTGATGTACCTGAAGAACTTGGTAAAGTTCTTAAACGCACTGATACAGGTCAGCCTCTTGCTATAGTATCTAAAGACTACACACCAGTTCAATATATAGATATTGTTCAAAACATTGAAGAAGCTTTAACGATAGCATCTCAAGATGAATCTACAAAACTTGATCTAACTGACACAGAATTTACTATTGATGTACTAAATAAAGGACAACAGTTAGAACTTAAAGCTAAGTTTCACGGACAAGAAACTTTTCTTGATGGTGGTGAAGGCTGGTTAGGAAAAGGTAAAAGTGAATTGATTATTCCTGAGTTTGTTTTTCGTACATCACATAACAGAACATGGGCTAATAATGGTATGATGGGTGTGTGGCGTTCTAAGTGCTGGAACACTCTGGTAGCTGGTAATAAACTTGCTCATGTATATGGAAGACATAGTAAGAACTTTGATCTTGTTGGCTTTGCAGGAAAAATTGGTACAGCTACTAAATTTATTAGTGGTGATGGTATTGATCAGATGAAAAGATGGTATAATACACCTGTAAATCGTGAATCAGTTATTAGTTTATTTAAAAATACAATAGCTAAACGTTTTGATAACGTTGAAAGAAAGAACGTTGGCAATAAGGTTATGCTATCTAACCTTATGAAGATTTTCGATGAAGAAAGCAGACACATTACTGGTCGTGGTGCTTATCAAAAGTACGGTACAAATAATGGAGGAACGTTATATAATGTGTACAATGCTGCTACTTATTGGTCTTCTCATCCTAGTTTAATGTCATATAAAAATGGTGGTAATTTTTATCAAGGTAAAGATACCAAAGACATTAAAGAAAACCGTAACACTGTAAAGCTTAGAGAAGACAAAGTATCAGATATGCTTATCTCCAACCAATGGAAAGAATTAGAAATGATTACATAAAGGATGCAGAATGTCTTATATATTAGTAGAGTATTGTTCAGATGAAATTACTTCCAGTATTCTTGAAAGCATTAATCCAATGACTAATGATGCCGGAACTAAAATTGAAATCTTTAAAACAGAACAGGATGCTCTAAAAGTTTTAGACGAACTTGAGTCTTATGTTCCTGAACACGAATGGGCTATGGATATAATTATTGAACGTATCCATTGACTTTTTTGTTGACAGTGCTATATAGAGTATGTTAGAACTTGTTAGTCATTATAACTTGAAAGGAATACGATGACTGTAATATCAGGTACTGCTTATTGGGCTTCTATCTCGCAGCCCAACACTACGTTTGAACCATGCTGGACTATTGATGTAAGTCTGGATGCTGAAAACCTTGCTAAAGTTAAAGACGATGGGTTGTCAGTAAAAAATAAAGGTGATGAACGTGGTGATTTTGTAACTGTTAAGCGTAAAGTAGAAGGAAAGAACGGTACTAATCAGGCACCAGAACTTGTAGACTCTATGCGTCAGCCAATGTTTAATACATTGATTGGCAATGGATCTAAAGTTAATGTTCTTTATCGTCCTTATGATTGGGCTTGGAAGAATAAAGAAGGTAGGTCTGCCGATCTACAGAAGGTACAGGTTACTGAACTCGTACCTTATGCATCAGAAGATAGTGAGGATTTCGATGTAGTCGAATCTGGTTACACATCTGATGATGATATTCCTTTTGCATCATAACCTGAAAGGGGGAGTCACGTTCTGTGGCTCCCCATTTTCCCATGCCTAAAAAAAATATTAATAATCTAGTCAAAGATATCTATAGTCTTTTTGATGATGGTAGTTTAAATAAAAAACAGCTATTAGATTTACCAGAACATCTAAATAAATTTGCCTTAGAAGTTTGTAGTCAGATTACATTATCTCTTTGTGAAGATAGAAAAGATGATAATAAATTAAGACTGTCTGCTATAGGGAAACCTAATCGACAGCTATGGTATAGGTCTAATCTAAAACAAAAAAGAAATCCTTTACCTTCTTCCACAAAAATTAAATTCTTATATGGTCATATCCTTGAAGAGCTTCTTCTTCTTCTTACCCGTGTTGCAGGTCATACTGTAAAAGAAACTCAAAAAGAATTAGATATACAAGGTATTAAAGGACACCAAGATGCTGTAATAGATGGTATCTTAGTTGATTGTAAAAGTGCTTCAGGAAAAAGCTTTGAAAAGTTTAAACAAAACAGGCTTTATGAAGACGATCCTTTTGGATATATTTCTCAGATATCTGCATACGCTCAAGCAAATGAAGTAGATGAAGCTGCATTTCTTGTTATAGATAAATCAACTGGTGAAATATGTTTAACTCCAGTACATTCATTGGAAATGATTAATGCTACAAAACGTGTGGAATATCTTAAAAAGATGGTGTCAGATAATAACATACCTGATCGGTGCTATTCCGATATACCTGATGGTAAGTCTGGCAACTATAAGCTTCCTATTGGTTGTGTTTATTGTGACTATAAAAGAGAGTGTTGGTCAGATGCTAATAATGGTCAAGGACTTCGTGTATTTAATTATGCAAAAAATAAAAGATATCTTACAAAAATAGGAAGACAACCAGAAGTTGAAGAGCTAATAGAATAATGCATTGGACTTATGATAAAAAAATAAAACCAAATCCTGATAAGTATTTTGGTTTTGTCTATAAAATTACTAATAAAAAAACAAAGCAAGCTTATATAGGATGTAAACAATACTTCGTAAAAAGAAATGGAAAGACTGTTGGTTCTAACTGGAAAGAATACATGGGATCTTCTAAATCTTTGCTTGAAGATATTAAAAAGATAGGAAAGAAAAACTTTACATTCGTATTAATAGATCAGTACGAAAATAAAAGAACAATGAAATACTATGAACTTCATTATCAAATTAAACTTGGAGTTCTTACAAAGATACTTGACGGTACAGATAAGTATGCCTATTATAATAACTATGTTGGAGGAAGGTTTACCAGACCAATTAAAGGAGCAGAAGAGATGGTAGAAATTGATAAAGAAAAACAACTTCTTACCAAACAAATTAACTCATTGAAAAGACAGCTAAACCGTTCTAAAAAAAGGATTGATATATTGACTAAAGATTTAGAAAAAGTTAATGGAATTTCTGTTGATAAATCATGGGAAGTTGAAAAACAAAACGAAAATGTAATAGACTTTGAAGCTTACAGAAAAAAGGTAAACACAACCAAAGAAGAATACAATGCATTAAATGAGTTTATGATTGAGTGTGGTTATGATCCTCATAATCCTGAAGATGCGGCAAAGTTTTGGGATGATCTTGAAGAAGGCAGCGAATCTAGTTAGATGTCCAAAAATATTTGGCAAAGAGAAAGAAAACAAATTTTTAGAGAACTTACTTCTCAATATAAGAACGAGGGGTATGACTCTAAAACTGCAAAAAAACTTGCCAAAGAAGAACTACAAGATATGGTAGCTGATCAAAATGAATTTATACAAAATATTCAAAATGATATTGATGAGTATAGTTAGTCCGGTCAACACCCCCCCTCCATGCGGGGGCGTTGCCCGATGAAAAAGATTTGGAATATGCATGTCATACATAATAGAAAAGAAAAAATATTAGAAAGTTTTAATACTTATAAAGCTGCTAAAGAAGCTCTTGACTCTCGATATATTCTTTGGTATCACCTAGGATCTGATCCAAAGTTTAAATACACTATTAAAAAAGGTTAAGATTAATGACAGAAACATTAATTACTGTTTATAAAAGAAAAGGAAGACAAAGCCCGATAGTTACTTTTGAAGATGCCTTTAGTAAGCTTGAAAGAATTGATCAAATAGAATTTTTAATATCTGTAGAAAGGGAGGTGATAGCTAAAAGAAAAAACATTACTAATGAAATGTTTCAATACAGTAAAGGAAAATGGTAATGGCCGAAGGCTGGTTATCAAGAGGTCCATGTCTTGAATGTGGATCAAGTAACGGGAATGTCCAACATAGTGATGGGCATTCTTTTTGTTTTGTTTGCAATACACGTTTTTCTAATAATGAAGGTTCTCACATGCAATCTAATACTACAACACCAGTGTCATCTACATCACTTAAAAGTGGAGGGTATTTAGCAGCACTTACTGATCGAAAGATCTCAGAGAACTCTGCTAAAGTTTATAATACATTTGTAAATGATAATGGAGGCACAGATCAAAGCCATCATATCTATAAATACTTTGATAAAGATGGTGAGCATATAGCATCTAAGGTTAGAAAAACAGAAAGCAAAGACTTCTGGGTTGAAGGTGATTTATCTAAAGCTGTTCTCTTTGGTGAAAACTTATTCGGCAAAGGCGGAAAGTATGTCACTGTAGTAGAAGGTGAGCTTGATGCTATGAGTGCTTATGAATTGCTTGGATCAAAGTGGCCTGTAGTATCTGTAAAGAATGGCGCACAGTCAGCAGCTAATAACTGTAAAAAATCTTTTGATTTTCTTAACAGCTTTGAAAATATTGTTATATGTTTTGATAATGATAAGCAAGGTAAAGATGCAGCCGAAGATGTAGCTAAGTTATTCGAGCCTAACAAATGTCGTATTGTTAATCTTGATCTTAAAGATGCCAATGAATATCTTCAAGTAAATCAACGAGAAAGATTTACAAAGTCATGGTGGAACGCTGAACCCTATACTCCTGCTGGTATTATTAACCTTGGTTCTTTTGGTGATGAACTCTTTGAAGAAGATTACTGTGATACTTGCCCATATCCTTGGGAAGGGTTGAATAAGAAAACGTATGGTATCCGTACTGGAGAGCTTGTATGCTTTACATCTGGCGCTGGTATGGGTAAGTCAAGTATTATTAGAGAGCTTGCTCACCATCTATTAAAGAATACTAAAGATAATATTGGCTTCTTTGCTTTAGAAGAGAGTGTAAGGAATACGATATTTCATCTAATGTCTGTTGAAGCTAATGCTAGACTTTATATTAAAGAGATTAGAGATCAACATAGTTTAAATGATTTAAGAGAATGGCGTGATAAAACCACAGGAACTAATAGGTTTTTTGCTTTTGATCACTTTGGTAGTGTTAGTAACGATGAAATTTTAAATCGTGTTCGCTTCATGGCTAAAGCTATGGATACAAAGTGGGTAATATTAGATCACTTATCTATCCTAGTATCTGGTCAGGAAGACAACGGAGATGAACGTAAGTCCATTGACATACTAATGACTAAGCTAAGATCTTTAGTTGAAGAAACAGGTATATCTTTATTGTTGGTAAGCCACCTAAGAAGGCCAATGGGTGATCGTGGTCATGAAGATGGTAGAGAAGTATCTCTGTCTCATCTACGTGGTTCAGCAGCTATTGCACATCTATCTGATTCGGTAATAGCTTTAGAACGTAATCAGCAAGCTGATGATCCTATCGAAGCAAACACAACTGTATTACGTGTACTAAAGAATAGGTATACCGGAGATACTGGTATAGCTGCCTACTTGCATTATGATAGTGAAACAGGTAGGATGACTGAGATAGATCGTAATGAAGAAGGAGAAGACGATGAATACGACCAAACCCTTTGATAAAGATTTATATAATCAGTCAGATCCCCCTGCTAAAAAAGCCATGATAAAATGGCTAAACTTAAATGGGTATGTAAACATAGACGACAGAGAAACAATGTCGTTTGATTTAGTATGTAATAAAATTGATCATGATGTTTCAACAATTAAACCAAGAGAATACTTTTATGAAGTTGAAATAAAATATTCTTGGAAAGGTAAGTGGCCGGAGCATTGGAAAGATATACGTATACCCTTTAGAAAGAAAAAATTAATTGATCGTTGGCAAAAAGAGTTTCCAAATGATAAACTAACATTTGTTGTATTTAGAAATGATTGTAAACAAGCATGGCATATTTCAGGAAAGACAGTTGCAGAAAGTGAAATTAAAAAAGCTTATGGTCCTAATACAAGAAATGAAAACTATTTTCATATTAATGTAGAGGATGCTAGGCTAGTAGATATGTAATGAAAGCTATCATAGATATTGAAACTGATTCGCTAAATGCAACAAAGATACATTGCATTGTTTCAAAAGATTATGATACAGGAGAAATAAAAACATGGTCACTTGATGAATGTAAGAAGTTTCCTGAATGGTCTAAAAAAATAGATCAATTTATTATGCACAATGGGGTATCTTTTGATGCCCCTATTCTTAATAGACTTCTAGGCTGTAACATAAAAGTATCTCAAGTCAGGGATACTTTAATAGAGTCACAGCTTTTTAATTCTATTAGAGAAGATGGTCACTCCTTAGAATCTTGGGGTAATCGTTTGAACTATAACAAAGGAGACTTTAATGAGTTTGCTTCTTACAGTAAAGACATGTTGGAATACTGTATCCGTGATGCGGAACTTACTTGGAAAGTTGCACATTACTTGGAGAAAGAAGGTAAAGATTTTTCACAAAAATCTATAAGACTAGAACATAATATACGAACTATAATAGATCAGCAGCAGAAGAATGGTTTTGCATTTAAATTAAGAGAAGCTATAATTCTGCTTTCTCAACTAGAGCAGGAAGAAAGAAAGCTTGAAGGAGAAGCTCAAGAAATATTTCCTCCAACGGAGATACAATTAAAAACTAAAGTTAAATACATACCTTTTAATATAGCAAGTAGAAAACAAATAGCAGAACGTTTACAACAAAAAGGATGGGAGCCAAGCCAATATACTGATAAAGGTAATATCATTGTTAATGAAAAGATTTTAAATGAAATTGACATGCCGGAAGCTAAAATGTTTAGTCGCTTTTTTCTACTACAAAAAAGAACTGGATTGTTGAAAGCATGGATAAAGCAATGTGAAGAAGATGAAAGAGTACGAGGTAGAGTTCTCACACTAAAAACTATTACAGGAAGGATGGCACATCATAGCCCTAATATGGCGCAAGTACCTGCTGTTTATAGCCCCTATGGAAAAGAGTGTAGAGATCTATGGACAGTAGAAGATACTAATAAATATTCATTAGTAGGTACTGATGCTTCTGGTTTGGAACTTAGATGTCTTGCTCATTATATGGGTAATAAAAAATACATAGAAGAAGTTTTGGATGGAGACATACACACAGCCAATATGAAGTTGGCTGGTCTTACTGATAGAGATCAGGCGAAAACTTTTATCTATGCTTTTCTTTATGGAGCAGGAGCAGCTAAGATAGGTAAAATTGTGGGAGGTAATGCACAAAAAGGTCAAAAGTTAGTTAATACTTTTTTAGATAATTTACCAGACCTAAAAGAACTAAGAACAAGAGTACAACAAGAAGCCGAAAGTGGAAAAGTTAAAGGTCTTGATGGTAGATATTTAAAAATAAGATCTGAACATGCTGCCCTTAATACTTTACTTCAAGGAGCAGGAGCTATTGTATGTAAGAAATGGTTGATACATATTATAAA